CGGTCAGCGGCCAGTTCGTTGTAAGCCTCGACCACCGCGGCACAGTCAATCTCAACGTAGGTATCCAGCCAGGCGGATGCGTCAGCCAGATACCCGTCAAAGCGGTTAACCCGGCAGATGTTCGATGGTTTGGCCACGGTGCCGTTCCGGCGCTTCCAGGTGAGCACCACCCAGCGCACCACCAGCTTCAGGTCGTCGACGGTGTAAGCGTCACGCGCAGCCCGTTCTGTCAGTAAAACGGCAAAGGCTTCTGCAGAGCGGCAGGTGGTGCCGGTGAGCTCGTTGTAATACTCCAGGACCTGTTTTGCCTGTGAGATTACTTCCTCCGAAAATTCCCCCTTGGGGGCTTTAGGGGGATCTGTATTTATTGTCTTTTGAATAGTGTCTTTTGTGTGTCCCTGTTTTGGTGACAACCCTGTCACGCTTTTGGTGACACTTTTTGTCACTGAATTGGTGACAAAGTCACTATTTTGGTGACACTCAGGAATTAACCAGTCAGAAAGGGCTTTATTTGGCCCAATCTGAGAGCCTTCGCGAACCAGTACACGCATATTGATCAGTTCGTTTTTGGCCTTGTTCACCTTCTGGCGAGGTAGGCGTGTCAGCTCTGAAATCTGGCTATCAGAAATCCGGTCCAGCTTCTTGTTAAAGCCATACGTTTTGCGACAAATAGCGTGCGCCACCTTCGCCTGATTACGGGTCAGGTTCGCGCCTATCAGCTCCTCATACAGCTCATTAGCCAGCCGGGTGTAACCGTCTTCGGTATCGGCCACGCGCTGCTCCTCACGCTCAGTGCGAGCGCGGAAATGGATAATCTCGGCGGTATTACTCATGTTCGCCCCCTGCGCGCCGTTTGGCTTCCAGAATCTGGCGCAGGCGTTCGGCGACCTGAGGGTTAAACGCCCGGACGAACTCCTCCCGGGCCATGTCTTTATGTACAGTACTTTCTGGTTGCGCTTTACGGCGTTTCTGTCGCATAATTGACCTCGCTTTGGTTAAGCAATGTGGTACCCGGCTGTTCAGTCCTACCTGTTCAGCCTTCACCTTTCCCTTCGTACTTCCTGAAAAACTTTTCGAAATACCACTTCGGCACAAAACACTCATGCGGATAATCTGGCCGGATGAAGATGACTCTGCGTTCCTGCCTGTCATAGCTGATAACGCGCACGACAATCCCCCGCTTATCTCGCCAGAGCTGTTCTGTTTCAACGTAGCGTTCGTCATCCACCATTTCCCCCGACCGGGTTGCGCAGGTGCTCCAGCATGGCTAAAAGGGCCTTGGCTACTTCAGCTGTGTCTTCTCCCTGAAACAGGACCATGCCCTGGGGCTTCTGAAAGTCGATCACTGCCAGCAACTGGCTGGCCTTCTCGACCAGACCGCCTTTGCTTTGCCAGCGGCTGACCTGTGATTTATCGACGCCAATTTTTTGTGCAACTGCCGTCACCCCCTTGGCGGCGATGCGACACAAAATTTCATTTTCGATATCACGCGCGATGTTGCGTGACGTTGCGTTTGATTCCATTGATAATTTTCCCTTAATGCTGATTGGTTATGCAGCGCTACTTCTTGCGGCTGCGAATACTAGATTTTCTTTGGTAACCGGCTGATATTTATCGAACTGCTTTGAGGCAATTTCGATATCAGACGCTTTATCTGGAGAAGCACGGCGAAAGCCGTATGCAATCTGATCCAGGTAACCGATAGAGGTTTTAGCCAATGCGGCCAAGGCTTCCCAATCTTCTGTTGAAGACTCACGGCGCCAGCGGAGTAGTTCGTTACTCATAAGCATTACCCTGCAGTGAATGATAAATCGCAGTTTATCTCAATGATAAATTATGCGCAATACGATTTATCAATGAGCGCATTTATCATTGAGATAAAAATTGGGATGATAAGGGAATGGAAACTAAAGAGATAAGGCGCATTAACTTGCGCTACCTGATGGACGAGTACGTCCAGGCGGGTAATTCAAAAGCCAGCTTCGCTGATGAGATTGGCATGCCAGCCAGCCAACTAAGCCAAGTGGCTTCTTCAAAACCAGTTCGAAACATTGGTGATCTGGTTGCGCGCCGCATTGAAGAGGCTTTGGGCTTGGGCCGAGGCTGGCTTGATGTGCCGCATGAATTTAGTGATACGTCCTCTGATGCAAGGAACAACAATGATTTCTCCTTGCAAAACCTTGCCAAAAACTATACTGATCATACATACAGGATAGAACAACTAGACACAGAGTTTAGTTGTGGTGGAGGGCGAATGAATAGTGAGTATCCCGATATAATACAGTCAATTGAAATTGATCCCGAGTATGCCAAGCGCATGTTCGGCGGGCGCCCTGCCGCCTCCCTTAAGATCACAACAGCTGTAGGCGATAGCATGCGCGGTTCAGTAGAACCCGGCGAGTTAGTAGTCCTCGATGTCACTGTTAACCGATTTGTAAGTGATGGAATTTATGCGTTTTCTTACGGTGATAGTGTACATATAAAACGCCTTCAATGGCTCAAAGATCGCTTGATGGTAATAAGCGACAACAAAACCTATGACCGCTGGGAGATTGGTTCTGATGATGAAAGCCAACTTCATATCCAAGGATTCGTCGTTGGAAAATGGGAAATGAACTACACCCGGTTAGGCTAACACCTCAAAAATCAAAAATTTCCCCATTGAAACCCGCTTCGGCGGGTTTTTTTACGCCCGGGGGAAATAATGATAAATTTTAAAACCTTTATTTATCATATGGATAATCATCAGTGCTAAATTATTTATCATTTTGCTATTTACGAATATTTATCTTTGAGATAAATTTACTCCATCAGCACGACGCAGCCCACCGCAGAACGCTGACCCGCTCTTTAACAACTCGGTTTTCACAGCAGCCAGAAGCGGCCAACGCTCCCGGCAAAATGAAATAGCGCCGGTAAGGATACCAGGCAGGCGGGCGAATCATCTGCGGGTGATAGTTCGCGAAGGGGAACCCGTAACCACGACGGGCTGCTGTGCAAATTGGAGCGCCCCGATGATGGGGCGCAGTTTTCTTTGAGCTGCTCCAGCACCAGCAAGGCAGTCATAGCCGGACCAAGTGGCCGGGACTTAGGCTGATAGCGTGGGCTGGCGCAGCGTCAAAGAGAATTAGCGGCATCGTGTCGCATTTAAGCGAGGTTTTATGGAGCGTTTTGCCAAAGTTTTTGAAAGTTATGGCCGGCAGTTTCTGATCCGTAAGGGTGAGAACGATGATGGTGATGCGGCGTTGAGCATCACGACCGTTTTCGAAGGCGCTGAGATGACTGTAAGCATCGGCTTCGGCGATAACGATGATGCAGCATCAAAGGCGCTTCAGGTCTTTGACCAGAAGGCGGCTGACGTAATCGGGAAAAAATTTGAAGGATGTGAGAGTGCTTTCGAGGCGTTTAAAGCATTGAGCGAATGACAGCCCGGCTCCATTCCGGGAAGGAAGTGGCCACCTTTAATTTCCATTGGGGTTCCTATGTATAAAGTTGAAAAAGTTAAAGTTTTGTTTATTGATGATTCTGACATACAGAACCACAACGTATCACTCGGCGATGGCGCGTTAAAACCTGATGTCGATATAGCCAATCTCGACTCAGAGATCATTATTTATCAAAACAGGGTGATTAAAAACCGATTTGGCCAGGCAGAAAAGTTTCCCTTCAAAAAAGTTTAACGCCTCACCAGGGCAAGCCCGGAGAACCGCAGCAGTACATTGGGCTTAAAAGTAAAGGCGGCAAGAAGCCGGGCATCACCCCGGCACCCAACGAAAAGAGCATTGGCGGTGAGAAAGCTGGCGCAGCTTCCACAGTCCGACAGCCCCCTCAGTGCTCTCCTCGTTGTGTCGCATGGGTATGACCAGCGCTGATCCCGACTGGGCCGGTTCGATTCCGGCAGGCACAACCCTAACCATTGCTGTGTACCCTGTTTGCCCTCGCCTCAGAGGGCTTTTTTTCGCCCATTTCATGGAGGTGACCGTGCAAGCCATTCCCAAATTAACCCAGCAGCGCCTGGCAGAATTACCGCCGGGCACGCGAATCCGGATCGGCAGAGAGCTGGTCACCTTCAACAACTGCAGCGTCCGCCAGAACTACAAAGGCGAGGCCGAAACGTTCGTTGAGTACACCGATGCTAACGGTCAGGCGCTGCGTCATTGCGAGTTCACGGTGCTGCAGTCAGCTACCGAAGTGATTGACGCGGTGATGTGCAAATACTGCGGCAAGTTCCGGCATCCGGATGACATCGTCAAAAAAGTGATCAACTTCTGGAACCGCACTGAATACCACGATTTCTGCGTCGGCGGCGTGTGCAGCCAGCGCTTCCAGCAAACCATCCGCGTGCCGTCGCAGACCAGGGCGCGCTTCTCCGGGAGGAAGTACCGATGAAACCTATTGACCGCATGCAGTTCCGCCACCGCCTGACGGGCGCCGACTTCAAGCCGCAGGCGCGGCACTGGACTAACCCGGTGCTGGCCGCCCTGCTTATCTTCGCGGGGACGTATCTGTTATGCAGGTAACGCTGATCCCCACTGAATTCGCATTGAACGAAGCAATGCGCAACCTCGCTTTCAGCACAATCCTGACGCTGTGCGAACAACATCAACTTGGCCCGGCTGACCTGGTGCAGCTGGCCCACCAGCTGGCGCAGCGCGATGCAGCTGCCGATGCCTTAACTGGAGAGCAGCATGCCCGTATTACGCGTACTTGATACCGAAACCACCAGCCTTGAGGGTGGCGTTTGCGAGATAGCCAGCGTCGATATCGTCGACGGCCAGATCTGCAACCCGATGAGCGATTTCGTTAAGCCGCCGGAGCCAATCACTGTCAGCGCAATGGCTATCCACCACATCACGAACGAGGATGTGGCCAGCGCACCACCTATCGAAGCGGTTATCGATCGCTACCTCGGCGCTGACGTTTACGTGGCGCACAACGCCAAATTTGACCGCAGCAAGCTGCCGCAAATCACCGCGCCGTGGATCTGCACCATGAAGCTGGCGCGCAAGCTCTGGCCGGAATTGGAGAGCCACGGCAACCAGTTCCTGCGTTATCACCTGCAGGTAAATGCAAACGTGCCGGAGGGCCTGCATGCTCACCGCGCGCTGTATGACTGCTATGTGACAGCGGCGGTGCTGATAGAGATTAACCGCCAGGCCCGATTCACCATCGCTCAGATGCGTGAAATCACCTCGCGCCCTTCTCTGCTCCACGCCATGCGTTTCGGGAAGTACAAAGGTGTCCTTTTTGAAGAGTGGATATTTAAAGATTTCCGATATCGGCAATGGTGTTTAGACAATTTAACCGACGATGAAGATGTCCAGTTCACTCTGAAACATCATTTGCAGCAAGCCGGAGGTTGAAATGGGCATACCCGTACTTATCCTGGGTGACTCAGGGTCTGGCAAGTCCGCCAGCATGATGCACCTCAACCCCGATGAAGGCTTCCTGATCAACCCAGAAAATAAGCGCCTGCCGTTCAAGTCGAAAGGCTGGATCAAGCGTGACTATGTAGCCAAGACGGGGAATGTCTTCCATACGGACCTGGCCTCTGACCTCGTGATGATTATCAGCCATGCCCGGCGCGCAAAGCGAAAATTCGTGGTGATCGACGACTTCCAGTATGTGATGGGCAACTCGTTCATGCGGCGCCGCAGCGAAAAGTCGTTCGAGAAGTTCACCGAAATTGGCGGTGGCGCTTGGGACGTCGTGAAGGCGGCGCAGCAGGCGGAAGACGACCTGATCGTTTACTTCCTGGCGCACACGGAAGAAACCGCCGCCGGGCGTATCAAGATGAAGACCATCGGGAAGATGCTGGACGAAAAAATCACGGTAGAAGGCATGTTTACCATCGCCCTGCGCACCTCAGTGACCGATGGGCGCTACCACTTCACCACTCAGTCAGACGGCACCGACCCGGTTAAATCGCCGATCGGGCTTTTTGAAGATTTCCAAATCCCTAATGACCTGGCAACCGTTGATGCGGCGATCCGGGACTACTACGAACTCAACAACGGAGTAACCGCATAATGCAGCAACCTATTTTTACCTTTGACGCAGACTCAGCCAAAGCAGCCGGGCCTGCCGGTGCATCCGAAGGCGGCGCCTACGCCGGCATCATCAAAACCGCAGTATTCACTTCAGCGCGTGACACGGACTCGCAGTCACAGTCGATGGAATTCGCGCTTGATGCCGACGTGGGCAGCATCAATTATCTCCGGGTGTCGTACATTGGGCGCGATGGAACTCCGCTTCGCGGCGGTACCGCGATGATCAACGCCATCATGGGACTGACCAAAGTAACCGCTCTGCATGCTACCGAAGTGCGCAATGAGCAGGGGGAAATTGAGTACCACTGCAAAGAGCTGGAAGGTAAGCCTATTGGCTTCGTACTGCAGAAGGTTCTTTACACCAAAAATGACGGGAAAGATGGCTACCGTTTTGAAATCCGCCAGGCGTTCGGTACCAAAACCCGCAAAACATACCGCGAGGCAGTCGACAACCTGCCAGCAGAGGTGGTCGATAAACTAGTCGCATCACTCACTGATAAAGACGAGCGCGTGCAAGGTGGTGCAGGCGGCCCTGCAATGAGCGGCCAGCTCGGCAATCAGCCGCGGTCGATGCTGGGTGGCCAGCAGCAACAGCAGCAGTCGCGCCTGCAGCAGAACGCTGGGGGTCGCGGTAACCAGCAGCCGCAAACCCTTCCTGACTTTGACGATTCGATCCCTTTCTGATCCCCCAGTTCGTAGCCCCTGCGGGGGCTTTCTGGAGCATTTATGCGACTGACCTATAAAAACCTCGCGCAGCAGGCCGCTGCCAGCGAGAAGAGAGGCGATTTCTCAGAAGCAGCTCACCAGTGGCGACAGGCATCGCGCAGCGCCACCGGCAGCAACATCCTTTGGGCTGAACAGCGCGCAGAGTTCTGCGCCGGTAGCGCCCGCCGCTACGCATCACAGGAACAGACAGCATGACGTGGATTAACACCCTTTCCGGTAAGCACCTTGATTTTACCAATATCACTCCGGACAGCATCTGCATCGAGGACATCGCCGCCGCGCTGTCAAATATTTGCCGCTTCACAGGCCATCTGCAGGACTTTTACAGCGTGGCACAGCACTCGGTGCACGTCAGCTACCTTGTGCCGCCAGAGTTCGCCCTGGAGGCGCTGCTGCACGACGCGGCGGAGGCTTACTGTAATGACATCAGCACACCGCTTAAAGGGCTGATACCCGAGTACCGCGCGATTGAGGACCGGATTGATGCGGTGATCCGCAGTAAGTTTAGCCTGCCACCAGCAATGTCCACCCCGGTCAAATATGCCGATCTGATTATGCTGGCCACTGAGCGCCGCGACTTCGATATGGACGACGGAACGCCCTGGCCTGTTCTTGAAGGCATACCCTGCGCTGACTTCATCGTGTCGCCGCTACTCCCCCGCCAGGCGCGCGTGCTGTTCCTGAACCGGTATAACCAGCTGAGAGGAGAACGTGCAAAATGAGCTTTTACAAATTCACCGCGGCAACAGCACTCGCAGCCTGGGATTTAATGGAAAAGACTGAAGCTGATTTGAAGCAGCATTCACGGACCTTTGCTGCACTTTTCGGGGCAACGCCAGTTTTCAGTAATGACCTGACACGCGGATCCCTGCATGGCGTGGTGTTTACTGGACCCGCATATGTGGATTCGGCGTTATGGACCAAACCAACCGACAGCACCGGGTTTTCTTGTCGGCCACGAGCTAAAGCGCCAAAAGGAATGGCAGCGGAACATAAAGCGCTGGTTGCGCTTTGGCGCGAAAAAAAGCCAGCCTTCTCTGTGGATCGCACTGCGTTCTTCGAGTCCGTGGGCCTCGACTGGGGCATGCTGTTTATGACCGGGTGCGCTTACTTTCGGCACGGCGACGCTATCTACTTTGAGACAGGAGCAAAGCCAGCTGAATCCGCGAGCGCGGTTGAAATTCTTGGTAGCGAATACCAGCAGGCCAGAAAAGAAGCATTAACCCAAAAAAGTTAAACGTCTTTACCTATCTTCCCGATCCCCACTCCCCGCCAACTCCCTGACGCTTAACGGCCCGGCAATGCCGGGCGCGTCTCTTTCGGGGCTGGCGATCAACGCTTCGAGAGAGAGCAAAAATGAGCAATACCAAAATGGAATATTACTTCGAGTTCCCTGCGTCTCGCGGTCTACAGGGGCGCACCATTATACTTTTGATGAGCGTTCCAGGCAGAACGCTGGCGCGCGTTCTTGCTTCCGATAATTCAGGCCATGCGCTTGAACGCTCTCAGCGTGAAATTAACAAGTCACGCGTTAAGAAGTTTTATGATTATCTTGTCGCCGCTGATGGCAACAATGAACCGTTCATTATTCCGCCGCTGGTTGGAAATTGTGCTTCTGAAGTTGAGTTCGAACCGTTCGGCAATACCAACGTTGGTGTTGTGCGGTTTCCGATGGATGCAGAGATTAAACTCTTTGATGGGCAGCATCGTGCCGCGGGTATCTCACAATTTTGCCAGAACTTTAGCACGACTCTTCACGTCCCTTTAATGATGACAATGCAGCTGCCATTAAAAACCCGGCAGCAATTTTTCTCAGATATTAACAACAACGTCTCGAAGCCATCGGCTGCTATCAATATGGCTTACAACGGTCGAGATGGAGTTGCACAGGGAATGGTGTCCTTCCTTTCCACTCACGCAGTGTTCTCTGAGATCACTGATTTTGAGCATAATGTAGTGCCAGCAAAAAGTGACCTCTGGGTTAGTTTCAAGGCAATGAGTGATGCGACGGCTAAATTCTCTGGTTCGGGCACCGACGCCATTCCGACAGGAGATGTATACGATATTTGGGAAGCCTGGCTGATGCTTACATCAATCAGTGACATTCGCCACGGCGTTACGCCGGCAGATTATAAGAGGGACTACATCCAGTTCCACGCAGTGATGGTTAATGCCTTCGGCTATGCCATCCAGGAATTGCTGAGGCACTACCCTGTGCGCGATATAGTCCTGATGATTGAGGAATTAGTAACGAAGGCGAACGCTGCTGAACTTGAGGACTTTTTCCTGATTTCTGCCTGGTCAGGCGTATGCGCCAACACTGAAAAAGAGAGAGCAACAGTTGTTGCCAGCGTACCGGCGCAGAAAGCCGCAGCGCGCAGACTGGTTGCAGTAATCACGGAGCGGACATTAACTGCCGCAACCAGCTCAGGGGAAATGACTAATGCCTGAGCGTGAATATTTCGTGTTGAGCATCGCGCACACCCAGCGCAGATCCCCATACATCATTCTGTGGGCGCCTGACGACTCAGGCTATCGCGGCCGCGTGGCCACTGCCGGGCGCTACACAGAAAACCAGATAAACGCCCGGATCGGCTATTACAACGATGGTGTGAACACTATCGCGGTTCCGTGTGATGTGCTGGAGCCGCTATCCCACCCGGTGCCTGATGGCTGGTTTGACGAGAATGGCGGCCGCTGGCTACGCAACAATCGGGCCACCTGGCAGGCCGCCATTAAGCACACCATCGCGCCGCCAAGACACCGACCATATCCTGAGTATCGCGGTGCTCCGCGCACGAATGGGGGAACCCATGGCTGAAAAATACACGTGGGGTGAAAACTGATGGGAACCGCCACGTTTGTTTTCCTGATCCTCGCATCCCCGGTGCGTGACGGTAGCGCCTGGAGCATCACACCAATGCCGTCTATGGCTGTCTGCCAGCAGGTTCTGGCAGACGTTCGTTCGCATGCTGGCAGCTGGAGCGAAGATTTCCCGCGCGCGCCGGCTGGATCCTACTGCAAAGAGGTGAAGCAGTGAAAACACAAAAATTAAAAGAGTTAGCTCAGCAGGCAACACTCGGGCCGTGGAAGTGGTTCACAAGCAACAGCCACAACCGCTTGAGCAGCGTTCCCAACGGCAAGGATGGCGATGTTATCAGCGCATTTAAAGCAGCTGATGGAGTGCGGTGTGTATCGGTTTCCCGCGAAGATATGGGTTTCATCGAAGCAGCGCACCCAGGCGCTGTGCTTGAGCTGATAGAGCGGCTGGAAGCGGCAGAGAAACTGGCAGAGTTTCGGTCAAATAGCATTAACAGCATAGATAAGCTAGTTGCTGACCGGGATAAGCGGATTGCTGAACTCGAAGCAGCAGAGCGTGAGCGCGACGTTCTGAAACGAAACCAAGAGCTGAACCTAAAAATAAAGCTGGCCATGCATAACAGGTTCACCAATGCAGAGGCTGAGATTGCCCGACTCGATAAAGAATCGCAGCGCCTTTCCGATCAGCTTGGCGCATGTGACCGGCAACGCTTGGATTGGCTTAAACGCGCGCTGACATCTGAAGCAGAAATTGCACGGCGCGATGCGGCAGCGGGTGAGCCTGTTGCTGTGATCAGCGATGATAGCCTGGCTCAATTAAAGGAAAGCTACCGACCAGTATTGGTATTTAGACCTGACCATAAACGCGAATCACAGGGTGTAGAACTCTACACCGCCGCACCTCCTGCCGTGTTGCCTGGTGAGGTGGAAGAATTATCCGTGCTGATTCGGCGACTAGTCCACTCGCTTAAAAATTCTAACCCGCACAGTGGCTTGCTGATATCAGTCCCGGACTACATGCGGCGAAAAGGGATTTGGAAATCCACGGACTTCCTAAGAGGTGATGATGTCAAACAAGGCTGAAATTTTCGCGAAAATTCAGGCACTGGCAACAGAGTGCCACCAGCTGGCATGCACTCTTGATGTTGGCAATGAGCGCACAGAAATGTTCGATGTCTATGGCGTTCTGCACAATCTCACCCGCCCCGGGTATGCCAGCGATGTAGGTACCGCTATGAATCCACTACTCTCATTCGCTCAGGAGGATGAAGACTGGGAAGAGGACGACGAATAATGGCTAAGTCAGCAGCAGAACGCAAAGCCGCGCAGCGCGCACGGCAGGCTGCGAGCGGTGAGCAGAAGCTCGAGCTGGTGCTCGACGCTCAGGAACTGGCGATGCTCGATTATGACTGCGCCGCCCGGAGACCCGGTCGCGAACCGTATGACCGCGCCGAGTTAGTCGCGCTGATGATCCGCAAGTATCATGCCGAACTGCTGGCCACCCAGCAGGAACAGGCCAAGTGCTGCTGCAGGAAGTGCGGCGACCAGTTGCCTGTTCAGGACTGCCCATGCAAAGAAGAGGAGGCATGCTGGGTAAATCGAGGGTGGCACGAAACCAAATTAACCATGTGACATGTCACGATAAAAATCACCCTATCAGTAAATCCCCCCATGAAAACAAAAATCCGGGCGCACCTGCGGCGCCACCAACTTTTCTATGACGGCGCGCGCCCGGCGGCCGTGCTGATCCTGCTGCTTATCGCGGCGTTAACCGTGGAGCTGTATCTCTGACGAGGTGAGTCTATGCGAACTCAACTGCCGGAGGGAAAGCCTATTGGGACGGCCGGCAGGTCACCTGCCGCTGTTCCGCTTATGATTTCCCGCACCGCTTTACTGG